ATCTTCATCGACGCCGCAGCCAAGTCAGATAATCCGCACCCTCCTCTGGCTCCCAGAATACCTTGATCATATCGGGATGCGTTAAAGGCAAGTTCGGGTTTATCGTAGTAACAGCGCAGGGCGAGAGCGAGTTGTCCCTAAAGCCCTTATCCTTCGCGAATCGGTCGTAGACCTTATACGAGGCGACCTTCAGCGCGTGCATGGTAATCCCAGAGATACCGTCCTTTAGGACGCTATAGGCGCTCTCATGCTTGTGTCCGGCAACGTAGATATGGTCGCGGGTTCCCATCAAAGCCGCTTTCATCGGGCCGTGGGCAGGGTTCCAGATCGACGAACCGCTGTGATCGTGCCGAGCGTTGACCCGTACCTCTGCGCCGTTCGGGAATCGCAGAGCGATACGAGCCTCGGAGGATTTATAGAGGGCGTTCTGCTGTCGCGCAATCCACTTAAGCGGATCACCCGCGCCTGACCACAGATCGTGATTGCCGCCGATCATGTAAAGCCAGTCGCAGCGATTGACGAACCATTCTGCAATCTTCCAAGCCTGTGCCGCTGACGTACTCTGATCAGCATAGAGGCGAGCGAGACGGCCACACCAGTTGTTCGTGGTGTCGCCTACGTTACAGGCGAATAGTCCCTCGGTCTCGTTACAGAGAGCGGTATGACGTTCGATTGCCTCAATATCGCAGCCGTCGTCATCAACGTGCGGATCACCGAAGTGCAGTAATCCTATAGCGCCGGGAATCTTGATGCGAATCGGGATGAGTTTTGAGGCTTCCTCATGTTCGCGCTTATGGGCGAACTTGCGCTTACGCTGCTCGATGAGTTCTTCGATTGGTACATCGTCATCGGGGAGCGGGGTAAATTCAAATTCCCTAGCAGATGACGTTTGCTTGCCGGGTTGATACGTTGACTCTGGGATTAGATGCCCGTTTTGCTTCATTCGCTTCAAGCGATGCAGCAGGGTTCTTTCGTTCAATCCAAGTTCAGCAGCAGCAGCGGCTCTTACTCCGTTGTGCTTTTGTAGGGTCTTAATGATCTGATCATCGGTCGCTTTTGCGGCTACCACGAATCACCTTTTTTCTGTTGACCTTGATGCCGAGTTCCTTTCGGCGCTCATCGGTACGTTTATCGTCACGGACAGCACTCCATTCTAGTTGTCCGTCCACTAGCCGAAACTGCTCCTTGTGAGTCAAGGCGCAATCACAGCACTCGGTAAAGGTGTAACCCTTCACGCGATACCAAACCCCGTCATACATCTGCACGACTGGAATCTTTTTGGCCATCTCAACCTCGCAGGTATAACCGTTGCTCGTCGAGTCGTCGCTTAACTAGTCCAGGCAGTATGCGACCGCCGCCCTTTGTCCATTTCATGAATTCTTCGGCTGCGCCTTCGTAGTCGCCGCGATTGTGTTTCATGCGGAGACTAGACCGCTGAAGATTCCCCAGACCAACGTTGAAAGAGAAGGAAACGAGGCTGTCGAACCTGCCTTGATGACCAACAGCAGAAGGGCAATATCGGGCAACGCCTCGCTCAAATCTCGCAAGGTCTTTAGCAAGTAGATCGTCCACTTCAGCAGCAGTCCAGACACGGCGATCCTCATCCTTTAGGGCGAACTGTAATCGTTCGGATACAGGCAGTTTTGCTTGCTCTGGATAGAGAACGTGCCCGACGCCAACCGTCCATAGTCGCGCCGGACACAAGTACGGGCGCATCCTTACGCCCTCGTGATGTTTAATGAGAGAAAGCGTTTCCGCGCTGACGTTCATTTTTTAGAGAAGGCTTGCGTCCCGAACCAAAAGGCCACAATGCTCGAGAGAATCATCATTTCGTCATCGCCGAAAACATTTTCCATTGCTGTGACGAAAGGAATCCCTGTCGTGTAAGCGTACCAAACTCCGGCGATGTTAATCGCTACGAGTTCCAGAACAAAAATATAAGTGACCACTGGTCGAACAGAAGCGCGAAGATTAATCATCCATTGGCTTGCGCCTTTGCCGATCTCCATGTCGTGCTGATACAACGCGACCCGCTCCTCGGCGGCAGTTTGTATCGCAATCTGCTCGGTCTTGATTTCCTCGATATGTGCTTGCGCTTGAAAACCGCGAGCGGCTAATTCGAGTTCTCGCTCCTTTTGCATTGCAAGGATGGCGAGTTCGTGCTTCTTATCCTGCCGATCCTGAAAGACTTGCAGAATCTTCGGCAAGCCGCCAGCGAGGAAAGATAGGAAGGTCGAGATCATTGTCATCATGTTACTTTTCTCGCTTGTTTATAAGATCAAACAGGGTTTTTATCTTGTCCTCTAGTACCGCCACTCGAAGGTCTAGTTTTGACAATACGATGATTAGAGTAATTAACGCAAGAATGACAGGCCATGCTCTAGTGAAAATTTCAAATAGTTCCATGACCCGCCCTCCTTTATCGACGCTCTAGAACACGATCTAACTTTGTCTCGATTGATTGCAGTCTTTCGGTAGTGTCGGCCAGTCGAGCCTCAATGACGGCGATGCGACGATCTGCTTCTGGTTGGATGCTTTGCTGCTCGACTTTTTCTAATCTTGCGCTAATAGCATCAAGGCTTGATGTCATCTGCGTACCCCAAATAATCAGGGCAACAACCAAGCCGCCATCTACGAGTAGCGACCCTGTGGGTACTTTAAATTTTGATAAGTCCATGCCAAATCCTCCAATCATGGCGGCAGTCCACCCGTATCGGGTCGTTCTATCGTAATCAACACATCAGCAGTCGTCGTCAAAGGTGTTCCGGAGGTGCTATCTGTTACCGTGCAGCGATAAGTTGCATAAAGCACATCGCCTATGCTCAAGCCTGATCCGGTAAACGTAGTCGTTGCAGAGGTCGGGCTATTAACGGTTAGCGTATCGCCCTCGTACAACGCCCACGAATAGGTGTAAGGCGAAACGCCACCAGAGGGCGTTACTGTTGTGCTGCTAGTCGTCCCGCTAGAGCCAGTCGTTGATGCGTACAGCGATGCAGGGCTTGCCGACGCGCTGAAGTCAGAACGAACAATAGTGACAGGCACATCGACCGTTGCCGTAGCCGCCACGTTATCCGTTACCGTACAGCGGAAAACGGCGCTGTAGGTCGTGCCGCTAACAAGGCTAGTTCCGGTGAATGTCGTACTTGCAGCAGATGCGCTATCGGCAGAGATCGAGGTCGATCCGCTTTGCCGAGTCCAGGCATAAGTGTAGGGCGATGTGCCGCCCGTAGCCGTGACCGTAACTCCTGCCGTCGTGATCGAGGCTGCGGGGTCGGTCTTGCTTGCAGAGGACGGGCTGACCGTAGCAAGGAGCGTTGATGGCTGAAATGCGGCTCCTGCCGCTACGCCAGTTACCGGAGGTTCCGGCGATGATTCTGCGCCGTCTGGAGTCTTTAGAACCACCCAATAGTAGCGGGTCGTGGTGTCTACCTTCGGGATGAATACGTTAGTCGAGATGCCACGCCAGATAACAGAGGCAGACGAAAACGGAGTGGACGAAGTGTATTCGTAAACGTCATAAAACGCGCCGACAGGGACAACCGAGGGAGCCGACCAAGTAAGGGCAAATCCGCTTTGCAGGGTATTGACTGCAAGGTTAGTCGGCGGGAGCGGCGTGTAAATTTCTGGCGTCGGAGTGCTAACGCTAGTCGGAGTTAGATAGTCGGTCGTGAGCGGATCGTTCCAATCCGTCGACGCTTCCTCACGCAGGATTAACTCGACCGTCCCTTCTGGGTTAAACCGCCACCCTTCACAGCGAGCCGTTTTGTTAGTCCACCCAATCTCGGAGAATGTAACCGTGCCAGTTTCAAACGGGCGAATGTCAAAAGCAGAAAGCCCACAGCGAACCGTGGCAACCTGCCCGTTACGACTGCGACGGGATAACAGGATTGCGTGACGTTGCGCTTCGTATTCGTTTGTGCAAGCGGCAAAGTCGGTCTCTAGCCACATCTGCTCGCCGTCTGCTGTGACATAACTAGTGTTTATCACCGGCTGATATTCCATCGGTTGCCAGTTTCGATCCTTGTTGATGAACTGACCTCGCACCGAGTTGTACCGTTGGTTATACGGAAAGGCTGTAACGATATCGATGCCGCCTTCGACCAAATCGCCATCGTTTAGCGTAAAGGCAGATGCAGACCAAGCACCCGCATAAATACGCCACTTGCCGCCGGAGTAATAGCAGACACCTGCCATCGCTTGTGCAAGCGTCTGGATGTTGTCCTCGAAACGATCAGTTGCTGTTAATGCGACGTTGCAGGTGTAGCGCTTTTGAGTGGTTGAACCCGGAATGTTAACTAGTTCGTCGCAAATGTCTGCGGCATCCATGACCAATGCCCAATCAATGCGCGTTTCATCCTCGCCCAATCCTAGGCGAGTGCTGATCAGATAGTCAGCAAGACATAAGGCAGGGTTCGACGAATAAGCATAGGTTGATGGGTCATTGACGCGCTGCGAACCGCTGCCGCCTGTTTGCGTAGAGTCTAGGCGAGGGTCATATACCTTTTTGCCTTGAACAAGGCAGGTAACTTCAGGCTTTCCGGTTCGATAGACTTCTTCATCGTATTGGAAAGTCAGGGCGATATAAGCAACACCTTTTCCTGCGTGCGCCGCAGTCCATTGGCTAGGTTTTGCAGTTGCCAATTTATAGTCAACTGTCTGCGTATCGGTTCCGACATAACGACGAACCCATGCTTTATTAGAATAAACGCCGCTAGTCACCTTTCCATCGTTATCTGTTCCGGTAATCGACGAAACAGTACCGATAGCGGCTCGATTAAAGTAAACCTGACCGAGCGAATTACATTCGTGACCTGCAACAGCAAGAACTTGATGCAAAAACTCGTTCGTATCGCCAGAGGTCATCGGAGGAATGACGTTGATTCCAGAGGCTAGAATCTCACCGTAGATAATTCGTCGAGGTTCTACGGTTCCAGAGTATTCAATATCAGCCGCTTGCTTACTGATCTTCGGCTTGCTTGCAAGTGCTTCTGTTACCTTATTGACAGCAATCGTCGTTGCAACGGCGATAAGAGCCTTTCCGACTGCGGTTGCTTTTAGCGCAGCGTATGACCATTGAATTGCGCCAACGATGCTCGGGATTGCTTGCGGCATCTTAAATGCTCCAGTAACAGATCATTGATGGGCGATCTGCGAAAACGACACCATCTTTACCCATTGCTGCTATGTAGCGTCCAACGCAAATGCCTAGGGTCTCGCCGTTCTCTCCGTTGAAAAGCACAACGTCGCCACGCATAGGGCGACCTTGTGATTTATGAGAGCCGATAAAAGTATCGACAGCGGAAGCAATGCCGCCTGATCTAGAAATATATTCAAGCGCCGTTTGTTCGTCCTGATACTTATCACGCAATGTCATTTCGTGATTTGTATCGCACATGGCGTCAACAACGCGAGCGACAAATAAGCAGCAATCGTTATCGCCCCATACAAAGGATCGATCCTTATGGAAGTCAATCTGAAAATAAAGTTGACTGCTCCAATCGTGCCGACGCATTAGTTTTCTTCCATCTGCTGATCTTTATTGGTTGGCGATGCTGGCATACCGCCGCCGCCATACGAGGAATCACGCGCACCCCATTTGCCGATGAAGCCCGGAATGGCGTACATCAAATCGAAAAATCGATCACCAGAAAAAATAACACGCTGATCTTCGTCAGTGTATCGAGCAACGCGAGGCTCTCGACGCAAGCGATGTTCGCAGGTGAGTTCTATTAGTGCCGTTC